TGTTGAACGTCCATTTAAGCCTCACTGGTAGCGGGGGTTGAGAAGGGTCCAGCGGATGCGGATGTTGTCGGCCGAGCCGCTGGCCTTGATCTTGAAGCCGTTGCGCGCCTTGTCGTAGGAGGTCAGCGCGCCGACCCCGGCGAGGTTGGTCGCGCCCTCGACCTCCAGCGCGACGCCGTAATCGGCCGCGGGCAGGGCCTCGGCGAACGCCACCGAGACGAAGGGCGCTGCGTCGACCCACCATCCGCTTTGCGGGCGCACGACGCGCAGATCGGTCAGGGTGACCGCCGACAGGTCGCCGGCCGTGTCGTTCGCGGGCAGGTCGAGCCGGTAGAGCACCAGCCCGTCATCGGGCACCTCCTGGGCCACGCCGACGCCGTAGCCGCCGGGGCCGTCATGCAGGAAGGCGTAGTAGCTCACCGCCTCGTCGGTCTCGTTGGTCGGCACCGAGACATGGTTCGCCTCGTCGGCCAGCGTGATGGTCAGCCCGTCGATCCAGGCGCGCGACGCGCCGCTGCCCACGGTGCCGCTCTGCGACAGGTCGAGCGCGCGGATCCCCGATTTGCTCAGCACCATCCCCGAGATGACGTGCTTGTTCTTGAGCACCACCTCGCCCTGGGCGAGCACCCGGTTGCGGATCACGTCGATCTCGCGCGACAGCACGCCGGCCAGGCCGAGCGCCTCCTGCGCGGCGCCGATGATGGCCACCTGGTGCTCGGGCGAGAGCGCCTGGAGCAGGTCGAGCCGGTCGCCCAGGGTCGCCTCGTCGCCGCGCGCCTCGACCAGCTCGTCGGCCTTCTGCTTGAGCCAGGCGGTGCGGTTGGCCAGCTGCTTGGCCTGGACGTTCGAAATCCCGTCCGGGCCGCCGACCACGGGGTCGGTGGTTTCGATCTGGTAGATGCCGCTCGGCCATGAGGCGTTTTCGGATAGGTTCGCCATGTGTGTGTCCTCTCTAGAAGATGATGGTCCAGCTGCCGTCGAGGCTGATGTCGTCGGCCTTCTCGATCGCCGCGCGGGTCTTGCGCGCGAACAGCGTCCCGTCGGCCGTGATCAGCCCGAACTCGCGGATCGCCAGCCCGTTGGCCTCGGTGGTCTCGAGCCGCCAGTCGAAGCGCACCTCGCCGGCGGCCGGGTAGGCAAAGCCGCTCACCGGCTTGGTGAAGGCGCCGGTCAGCCCGGTATCGCCGGGCGCCGGCCCGTCGCCGTTGGTGCCCACGCCGATCTCGGCGATGTGCTTGCCCGCCCCGTCGCCCGCGATCAGCGCCGCCATGGCCGTGCGCGCGGCCCCGAGGATCATGTTGGGCATGGCGATCCGCTCGATGATCACGCCATCCCTGCGCACGGTGATGTCGAGCGCGCCCCTCACTGTCAGCCTGTCGGTTGCCTGCATCGTGCCCCTCACATTGCCGTCATCGCGGCGGTCTCTGCCCCGCTGTGGTAGATGCCCGCCCAGTAGGGCTGGCTCGCGTCGAAACTCAGCGCGCCGTCGTGGACCGCGCCCGCATGCCGGTGCCGGCCGTCATGCAGCCGGTGGCGCGTGAGCGTGATCGGCATCGCCGTGTCGGCCGCCGGCGGCTGGCCCGCGCCATGGGTGATGCCCGAATGCCGGAACCGGCCGTCATGGGCCGGCGCGATCTCCATCCGGTCGGACTGGCCAAGGTCGATCCCGATCCGGGTGCGCACGCGCACGGCGTCGTGACGCCCCTCGATGTCGGTCCAGCCGGCATAGGCCACGGCCCCGCCGTGATCCTGCGCGCCGTCATGGGCGAGGCGCATCGCATCCTCGTGCTGCGTCGTGCCGTCATAACGCCGCCCCCAGGGCAGGACGTCGGAGGCGGTGTGCGCGACCTCGGTCTCGATGTCCTCGGCCAGCTCGGCGGTGTCGGCCACGCCGACCCGGAAGGCGAGATCGGCAAGGTGCGAGCGCACCGGCTTGACCCGGCCGACCGCGTCGATGACGCGCGCCACGCCCTCGTCGCTCAGCCCGCGCCATTCGCCAAGGTCGAGGGTCAGGGTGAACATGGCCCAGCGGGTGCCGCCGCCATAGGTTTCGGCCCCGGCATGGGTCTCGGTGGCGTCGTAGCGCGCAACCGGCAGGCCCTCGTCGATCTCGACCTCGGCAAAGCCGATGGCCTTGAGCGCATCGCGCAGCGCGGCCGGCGTGCCCTTGCGGCGATGCACGGCGACCGAGCGGCGCAGCGTCTGGCGCTTGACCGCCTCGGGCCAGTCGGTCTCCCAGTTGTCGACCGAGAGCGCCCAGGCCAGCCAGGGCAGATGCGCGGCCGGACAGGTGTCGGGGTTCCACAGGTGGCGCACCGGCACCGCCATCTCGTCGAGGCGCAGGCCGGCACGCTCGACGCCGCGCTCGGCCTCGGTGGCGTTGGGCGGCAGGAGAGAGGCGAACTCAGACATCGCGACCTCCCACGCTCACGGAGATACTGCCGCAATGGGCGGCCTGGGTGTCGTCGACCACGATGTCGGCGGCCGGCTGGATCAGCTCGACGCGCTGGACGCCCTCGACATGCAGCGCGGCAAAGAGGCCCGAGCGCGTGATGTCGTGGCCGATCCGGTGGTGGCGGGTCGCGAACGCCTCGACCGAGGCACGCGCCGCGGCGGCAACCACGTCTGCGTCGGGGCCGTGATAGAGCGTGAGCTCGGCCTCGATCGTGTAGTCGACCACGGCCGCGCTGGACACGGTGACATGATCGGTCAGCGGGCGCACGTCCTCGGCGCCGACGGCCGCCTCGACCGCGTCCACCAGGTCCTGCGGCGCGGTGCCGTCGCCCTCGGAGGCCAGCACCGTGACCAGAACCTCGCCGGCGCCCGGCGAGATCACGCTGGCATCGCGCACGCGCTCGTCGGCGGCGCGGGCATGGAAGAGATAGGCGCCCTCGGGGCCGGCCACGCTCTGCGCCTCGAGCGACAGCTGCACCCGCCGGCGCAGCGCGTCGTCGGCCTCCATCACCGCCGGGATCGGCGGGACGGCGTCGGGGTCGCCGGGCGAGATCGTGAGCCGCTCGACACCGAAGAGCGCGGCGAGGTTGTCGAGGTCCGCCCCGCTGGCGCGTGCCAGCATCACGGCCTCGGCCGCGTCATTGACCCGCTGGCGCAGCAGCAGCTCGCGATAGGCGAATGCCTCGATCAGCTTGACCACCGGCTCGCTTTCCAGCGCCAGCACATCGGCGAGCTCGGGCGCGGCCGCCTCGACATCGGCCTTGATGGCCGCGACGATGGCCTCGTAGTCGAGGGTTTCGACGACATCGGGGGGTGTGAGTGCCGACAGGTCGATCTGGACGAAGCGGCTCATGCGCCACCTCCCAGGGCGGTGCGCACCGCCCGGGTGACGCCGGCGACGTCGCCCTCGACCACCAGGTCGAAGCGCCCGGCCTCGGCCCGCTCCACCTGGACGCGGCGCGCGCGGAAGCGCGGCTCCCACTCGGCGAGCGCCTCGGCGGTGGCAAGGAAGATGTCGACGACCGTCTCGCCGTTCATCGGCTGGTCGACGATCTCGGCCAGGCGCGAGCCGTAGTCGCGCCGCATGACCCGGCTGCCCACCGGCGTCATCAGGATATCCGCGATCGACTGCTCCAGGTGCGCGGCGTCGTCGATCCGGCGCAGGGATGTGGTTGCAAGCCCCGCCATCACTGCGGCTTCCCGGTGACCGAGCCGATGCTCTCGGGGTGGATGTGATTGACCAGGCTGATGCCGTTCGCGATCACGTCCTGGGTGACCGTGACGGTGCCGTCGATCTTGATGTCGCCGATGATCGACAGGATCGAGCCGCCGAGATCGATGGTCGGGGTGGCCGCATCGGGCGCCACGGCGCCCCCGTCAACGGGGATTGAAGGGCCGATGAAGGCCCGCTCCATGTCGCCCCGCGGGGCATAGACCACGACCTGCTCGCCCGGCGAGGGCATCCACTGGAACCGGACGGTTCCCGAGCGCAGCTGCGTGACGGGCAGCGGCTGGGTGTCGAGCCCGCCGATGCGCACACGGGCACGGTTGGCGCCGGTGTCGATCGCGGTGACCGCGCCGACCTGGACGATATTGGTGGCACGGCGATCGGCCTCGGCGTGCTGGAACCCAGCCATCAGCTCGCCCCTCCAATCTCGGTGTAGTCGCCCTCATGCTCGGCGCCGACCTCCGGGGCCTGGCCGAGATAGAGCTCGATCGCCAGCGGCTCGGGTGTCGTGTAGCCCTGCACGACGGCGGGCTGCGACCAGGTGACGGCCCAGAGGCTCGTCGCCGCGTCGCGCGTCTCGGGGGTGACCAGCGATTGCAGGCGCACGGCGCGCGCCTGGCCGAGCGCACTCTCGCCCCAGGCGTTGTCGGGGATCATGCTCAGCAGCACCTGGCCGATATTGGCCGCCGCCGCGTCGCGAGGCAGGCCGAGCCGGTCCTTGGTGACGATGAAGGCCGCCATGTCGAGCAGGAAGCCGTGATGCGGCCCGGTCCAGTCCTGCTCCTGGCGCGCGCCGAGATGGGCGACCAGAACGGCCGGGTGGCGGATGGACTGCTTGCGCAGCTCGCCCACGGAAAACCGCCCCGCGATGCCGCGGCATTCGGCGAGATCGGGGATCCGCGTGGCCACCTGCGTGGCGATGACGTCGGGCAGCGTGGCAAGGAGATCGTCGCGCACTTCGCTCATTGCAGCAGGTCTCCCAGCCGGTCGGCGACGAAGGTCTCGATCTCCTGGCGATCATCGTCCGACAGCCCCAGATAGGGGCGCGCCGGGATGTCGCCGAATGGGATGGGGCTGCCGCGCGAGGTGTTGCCGAAGGCGCCCTGGGCGGCGCCGAACTGGTGCACCGCGGCATAGACCATGTTGCTGCCGACCTCGACCTCGGTCGGGCTGGCGTAGCGCTGGATGCTTTCCAGCAGGCCGGGGTTGCCCGAGGCCACGAGCAGCGAGTGCTGGGCGCGGCGGGTGGCGGCGTACTCGGCCGACCAGTCCGCCCAGGGCGTGCCGTCCGGCGCGGTCTTCTCGTCGGCGATGCGCACCTTGGTGCTGTCCTCGACGATCGCGCCGACCTCATCGAGGATCTGCGCGGCGTCGAAGCCCGCCAGGCGCTGCAGCCCGTCGAGCGCGGCCTCCATGCCTTCGGTGGTCAGAGTGACAGCCATCAGAACCCCCGCATCTTGTCGCGCGAGAACAGCCGCTCGGGGCCGTGGCGCACGACCGGGGTCGGGCCGTCGCCTTCGCCATCGCCGTCGGGGTCGGCTTCGAGCGAGGGCAGGTGCAGCGCGGCGCGGCCCTCGGCGATCCGCTTTAGATGATCGCGGCCGTCCTCGTAGCGCCGGCGGTGCTCGTCGGAGAGCACGTCGCGCGAGAGCGCCAGGCGGTAGAGCGCGAAGTCGACGGCGATCTGGCGCAGGATGCCCGGCACCTCGGGCAGCGGCAGGTGGTAGCGCACGGCGAGGTAGCTGTCGATCTCGTCGCTGGCCTGCTCGAGCGCGCGGGTCACCGCCTCGGTCTCGACCGTGCCGTCGCCGTCGCGATCGGCGACGTAGAGCGCGTCGGCGCTGTAGAGGTCGGTGATGTCGCTCTGCGTGGCATAGGCCATGTGTGAAACCTCTTCAAAACGGGCCTTTTAAGGTCCTGCCCAGGACCCGCCTCACGCTGCGGGGGTCGGCGACGCCCCCTCCCGGGTATTCCCTCGGCCGTGCGGCCGTCAGGCGGTCTCGCCGGGTGGTCGGAAGCCGCTCTGCGCCAGCCGGCGCATCGCCTCATCGCGGGCCGCGTCGGTGATGAGCGCATCGTCCATCTCCGGCAGGGCCGCACGCAGCGCCCGCATGCGCGGCTGGCCGTCCTGGGTGAAATCCCCGGGCTCGAGCCCCGGGATCACCCGCACCAGCTCGTCGACCGGGCCGGGCGCCTCGTCCTCGACAAGGGTGATCTCCTCGGCTTCGTCCGCACCCTCGGGCACCGCCTCGTCCAGCGGCTCGACCTTGACGGCCGGGTCGGCGCGCAGCCGCGCCCATTCGCGGGCGGTGAAGGCGCCGCGCTCGAACACCGCGCCCGCGTCGGTGAGCCGGACGCCGCAGCGCCAGATGTGCCCCGCGATGCCGGGGGCCGATACACGCGCGGCCATGGTCACGCCCCCTCCGGCGGCTCGAAGCCCTCGGCCTGCATGGCCTCGAAGACCTCATCGCGGATCGCGGCGGTGATCTGGACATCGTCCGGAAGGACGTCACGCAGCGCGGCGACCTTCGGCTTTCCGTCCTGCTGGTAGGCGGATGCCTCGAGGTCGGTGATGGCCTCCTCGATGGCGGCGCGCGCCTCGGCGTCCGCCCCCGGCGTGTCGTCCGGGGCCGGCGCGATTTTCAGGGCGGGCTCGGCGTGCAGCCGCTCCCACTGCGCCTCGGTGAAGGCGTCCTCGGCCACCCGGCGCCCCTCGCGCGGGAAGAAGGTTCCGCAGCGAAAGAAGCCGCTCGGCCGGGTGGAGCTGATCAGGTACATGCTCATCGGCTACCCCCTCACGCTGCCAGCCAGGGGATGACCTTGACCTCGACGGCCTTGTAGTTGGGGTTCGAGGCCCCGCCGTCTCCGAGCATCACCTCGACGGTCTTGTTCGCGGCCGAGCGCAGCGCGGGCGGCACGACCAGCAGGTTCGGCATGATGCCCAGGGGGCGCCCGCCATCGGCGGTGAACTCCATCATCGCCTGGATCGCGGCGTCGAGGTTGTCGGAGTTCAGCGTCTTGCGCGAGGCATAGGCGCACTGCCAGAAGCCGTAGCCCACGTTGTGGCGGGCATAGACGCCGTACTGGAACTGGTTCGAGGTGAAGACCGCATCCGAGGTGCGCGGGTCGGTCTTGGCCTCGAACTCGGGCCGCTTGCGCTCCTGGAAGATGAACGGCTTGAGCGGGCGCGAGGTGTCGAACAGGTACCACGGCGTGCCGGAGCCGGCGTTGTCGTCGTAGTTCGCGACCGTCGCCGCGACACCCGTGCCGTCGTGGTTCGGGTAGACCGGGTGGTCGGTGTCGAAGAAGTACTGCCCGTCGTAGCACTCGTTGGCGTTGCCGTTCTTGATCAGATCGGCGATCAGGATGTCGGGGTGGCGCGCCGCGGAATGCCCCATGGACTGGACCATCGGCGTGTAGATGCCGAGATTGTCGTCCTCGATCTGGGGGCGCTTCACGCCGACCGTGCTTTCCCACTCCTTGTTGAGGATCTGGTAGCCGCTCTCCTTCATGTCCTTGACGACACGATCGCCGACCCATTCGCGCAGGTCCGGGAAGTCCCCGAGCCAGCCGTAGGTCTCGGAGGCGGTGGTCGACGGCACGATCGTCGCGACGTCGGTGTAGAAGGTGGACGCCTTCATCGAGGAATAGGCATCCTCGAAGGTCTTCTTGAACCCCGTGCGCAGGGCCTCAAGCAGCGATGCGGTGATGATGGCCATCGGTTACTGCTCCTCGCTTGCCTTCGCCTCGGCGAAGGTTTTCTGGTCGATCCCCAGCTGGCGGCAGATGGCGATCTCTTCCTGGGTGAGTGTTCCGGCCTTCGTGCCGGGCGTCTTGTCGTCCAGGCCCGAGTTGCGCGCGATCACGGGCGCGGCCTCGATCATGGCCTCGAACCGCTCCAGCCCACCCTCGGCCTTGCAGGCCGCGAGGTGGAAGTCGCGGCTGGAGGGGGCGATCTTGCCCGCCTCGATCGCCGCGTCGACGGCGGCGTTGATGGCCTCGTCGGTGCGTTCGGCTTCCGCCTGCTCGAGCTCGCGGACGCGGTTCATGGCCAGGTCGTAGTCGCCCTTGGGCACGAACTTCTCGGGGTCCGGCGACTGCGCCCGGTTCAGGGCGGTCGTCTCACGCTCCTTGAGCGCGTTGATCGCGACCACCGCATCGGCGGCCGTCGCGTCGGAGTTGAGGCCCAGGGCCTCGAGGACAGCCTTGTCCATCGTCGTCTCCTCTTCTTCGCGCACGCTGTTGAGCGCGGCGAGCTGCAGGTTCGGGCTGTTGGTGAGTGCGGCCGAGACCATCTTGACGATCTCGCCCGCGGGCTTGGTGAAGGCGAAGACGGGGCTGATGTAGCGATACCCGCGCGAGCTCAGCAGCGCCGCGCCCTCGTCGGTCCAGCTCACGCGCCCCCAGAGCGCGCCATCGCGCGCCTCCAGCTCCGAGATCCAGCCGACGGCCGGGGCGGGTTCGCCCTTCGCGCCCTTGATCTGGGTGGCGTGCTCGATGTCGACCGGCAGTTCGGCCCCGTGCCGCTGGAAGGCCGCGACGACCTCCTCGGGGCTGGGCAGCGTCCAGCGCCGACCGTCGCGCCCCTGGATATCGGGGCCGGCGGGCGTAAGCTGGATCCACTCCGGGGCCGAAGCCCCCTCGAGGTTCAGCGCAACCGCCTGGATTTGTGTGTACCGCGTCCTTGCCATGCGGCCACACTCGCGCAGGCGGGCGGGCGTATCAGCCTTGAAGGAATTCAGGGGCGGGGGATCGCGTCGGGGGCGGTTGCGTCAGAGCCGCTCAGCGCGCCGAGGAGCGCCGCTACCTCCCAGAGGGTAGATGGTCCGGGAAAACCCGGCAAGGGTATTAAATGGGTATTTAACGGCGCGCTGCGGCGGTGCTGTGCGCCCCGGTCGCCGTCTCACTCCGCCCCGCCCCCGAAAATCCGCCTCAGGGCATCCAGAAACGGCAGGTCCTCGCGCCACTCCGGATGCTGGCGCGCGCGCTCGGCCATCCAGCCGCTGCGCAGATCGCGCTCGGCTACTTGCGCCACCTCCGGAGGGGCGCTGCGCAGCCGGCCGTCCAGGAAGTCGATCGCCGCGCGCACCCGCTGGGCGCCGGGGTTGCGCTCCCAGCCCGGGTCGATGCCGCGGGGCACGTCGCGCACCTCGCCCGTGCGGCGGTTGACCACCCGGCGCACCGGCACCTCGGGGCTTTCACTGACGCCCAGGCGCTCGCCTTCCTCGCGGCTGACCTGGCGGACCCAGCATTTGCAGCCCCAGCCATTGGGCGGCATCCAGCGATCCCAGAACGGGTCGTCCACCGGCAGGACCAGCCCGGCCTTGGCCGCGTGCTCGGGGCGGTGACGCTCGCTGGGGCCGAGGCGATAGACCAGGTAGGGCCGCGTCTGCTTGGTGCGCTCGATGCGATCCCACTGCCCGGCGGCGCGGGCGGCGCGCAGGTTGGCGCGGTAGATCGTGCGCAGCCGGCGCGGCGAGCCCAGCTGGACGGTTTCGGTCAGGCCGGTGGCGGGGTCGACCATCTCGCGCCGCCCCCACCAGCCGAGCCGCTCGAGGCGCGGGCGCAGGCTGCGCTGGAACTCCTCGAAGGGCACGCCCTCGTCGAGGGCGTGCTGCACCTCCTCGCGGATATCGGAAAGCACGTCGACCTGCATCGCCTTGGCCACGGTGAAGGAGACCGCGTGCTCCTCGGGCTCGACATCGCGCCAGGAGAAGGCCGGCTGCCAGCCCTTGTTGGCGAGAAAGCGGGACGCCTCGGGGGGCGGCCCCGGCCTGAAGCTGTAACCCGGCCGGTCATTCATCGGTCACGTCACCCTGCGCGCGCGCCTTGAACATGCCCTTCACGAGGGTGTCGATGATCCGGCTCGAAGGCAGGCCGTCGAGCCCGGCCAGCCGCCCCATGACCTCCTCGTAGCTGCCCGCGCCCTCGATGATCGCCTCGATCGGATCGAGGGTTTCGCCCATCACCTCCTGCCAGTCCTCCAACATCTCCGCCTCGAGCTCGTCGAGCACGTCCGCCGGCCCGGGCGCTTCGCGGTTCATCGCGGTGCCGGAGCCGGGCTTCCTGGGTTCGGGCGGGCCGCCCACCACCTCGTCGCCGGGCTCGGGATCGGAGAAGCCCAGGCGCTGGCGCACCTCGGACTGGTTGAACCGCACGCCCGCCACCGCCAGCCGCGTGACGTTGCGGATGATCATGTCGGTGTCTTCGGGCTCGGCGATCGGGATGGTGATGCGCGGGTAGCGCTTGGGCACACCGTAGTTCAGGTCGACATAGGGCTTGACCAGGTCGCGGTTGAGCGTGCCGGCCACGGCGCGGGCATCGGCCGAGGCGATGTCGTGGCGCACGTTGTCGTGCACCTCCGCCTGGGCGCGCGACGAGCCGTTGTCGGCCGTCATGGTCTGGCCCAGCACCGCCTTCGAGGTTTGTTCGTCGACATAGCGCGCGAGGCTCTCGAATATCCGGTCGCCGTTGACCGAGCCGGTCTCCTGGAACTCGATCTCCATGCCCCGGGGCAGCACGGCCGCGGCATCGGTGCCGATATTGGCCACCGCCGAGAACAGCTTCTCGATATCCTGGGCGGAGTGTTCGCCGCCGTAGCGGCCGAGGCGCAGCGGCAGGCCGTAGGTCTCGATGAAGGCCACCCAGTCCTTCAGGGTGTACGCCTTGCACATCCAGCCGAAGGCCACGAGGCGCGCCAGGCCGCCGCGCGCGGGCAGGCCGGATTTCAGGCGGGTGCGGTGCTCGATCCACTTGAAGGGCTCGAGCGGGATGCCCTCGGCCGGGTCCTGCTCGTCGATCAGCCGCAGCTCGCGCCCGGTGGCGCGGTCGAACCGGAAATAGCGCTGGTCGCGGTGGATATAGGCGCGCGGGGTCCAGCGCTGCGCACCGCGCTTCCAGTCGATCTCGATCGCGGAGAACCCCTTGCCGAGCGCGTCGAGCATGTCCTCGATCAGGTCGGGGAAGGCATCGCTCATCGCGATGGTCTCGCGCACGTCATCGGCGATCTTCTGATCGCGCGGGTCCTCGGAGGCGGGCTCGACGACGGGCTCCACCCCGGAGACCGCGCGCTTGCGCACGCCCAGCACCGAGGCGTAGTGCGGATCGCGCTCCTCCATTTCCTCGGCCAGCACCAGGTAGTCGTGGGTGTTGCCATCGTCGCAGGCGCGCAGGATCGCGGCGAGCCGCTGGGGCGTGAGCCCCGGCGCCACGCTCGGGCCGAACGCCTGGCGCACGCCGGTCAGGCCGGGCTCGGCCTGCATCTTGGTCAGCTCGGCCCGGCGCACCGGGCGGCCGTGGGGGTCGAGAAGTGTCGGGGTTCGGGCCATGGTCTCTCCTACCTATCGCCGGCCGGGTCGGGCGGCGCGTCCAGCGCCGCGGCAATCCGGTCGCAGGCCGCCTCGAAATACGCCCGGTCGCGCTCGATGCCGATGAAGCGCCGCCCCTCCAGCGCGCAGGCCACGCCGGTCGAGCCGACGCCCATGAAGGGGTCGCAGATCAGGTTCGCCTTCGGAACCTGTTCCAGGCACCAGCGCATCAGGTCGACCGGCTTCTGTGTCGGGTGCTGACGGGTGCCGTCGCGGTTCGAGTGCCGCCCGTGATAGCACAGCGAGAAGGCGTCCAGCCGCGTGCCCTTCAGGCTGGTAATCGCGAGCTCGCCCTTGGAATAGGACGGCATGCCCTGCCGCTTGTCCCAGTAAAGCCAGCGCCCGCCCTGGGGCAGGTGCCGCGCGAAATACTGCCCACCCCATATGATCCACTCGGGCGCGAGCTGCGCGCACATCTGCAAGACGATAGGGGGGGGGGCGACGTCCCAGCTGCCCCGGGCGTAGCGGCGCGCCGTGCGCGGCACCTTCTTGCCGTTCTTGCGTCGGGAGTACCCGCCGCCGCGATGCCCGTAACCCTGGCCGATGCCGTAGGGCGGGTCGGTCACCACCGCCTCGACACCTTCGAGGAAGGGCATGATCCGTGCGCAGTCGCCGCGATAGAGCGTAGCGGTGCCGATCTGTCGCTTTTCCACGTAGCGCTCCATCACCAGACCCCCCGGCCTGCGCCGAAGCCCGCGGTGGCGCGCACCGGCCGGTCGACGTCGCGCGCTCCGCGGGTGACGGGGCGATAGTCGAAGGGCTGGTAGTCGACCTGAGCCGAGGCCACCGCCAGCGCGCCGGCCCAGAAGCGGTCGGCGTGCCCGTCCGTCTCGCCGTCGGCCACCAGGCGGCGGATGCCCGTGGCGCCCACCTGGCTCTTGATCGCGTGCAGGTCCGCGCGCAGTCGCGGATCGCCGGCGGGAATGCGGATCCTGCGATCCTGCATCCGGTCCTTGAGCCCTGTGGCCATGTCGAGCTTCGCGGCCGAGGTGAACATGACCCCGTCGACGCGGCTTTCGCCATGGGTGCGCTTGGCGTCCTCGACGGGCTTTTCGCCCATGCCGGTCTGGTCCATCGCGCAGCGCACCACGCGGTAGCGCGCGAACACATCCGCCAGCAGGTGATCCTGCTCGGCGAAGGTGGCGCGGCGGCGGGCGATGATCTCGCGGGTCCAGAGCACGTCGCCGACCTGCTCGAGCACCCAGATCACGAAGAGGTCGTTGCGCGCGGCGATGTCGACCCCCACGAAGCACGGCCCGCCCTGGTAGTGGCCGGGCTCGCCCGCGGCCTCGCTCTCGCAGCCGGAGATCAGCTCGTAGTCGAGCCAGCTCGTGGCCTCGTCCATCCAGTGGAGCTCGAACTCCTGCGCCCAGGCATCCTCGTCGGCGATGCCCGCGCGCAGCTCGTCGATATCGACATCGAGCCCCTCGGCGACGGCCTGGTAGATATCGACGGTGTGCTTCGACCAGGTGTTGTCCTCGGCCGTCATCAGCTCGTAGAACTTGTTGCCCTTGCCGTTGGGCGTCGAGATTACCCTGATCTTGTGCCCGCCGCGCGCGGCGACGGGAAAGGCCGAGGCCCAGATGCGGCGGCTGTCCTGGTGAAAGGCGAACTCGTCGAGCAGCAGGTTGCCGCCGAAGCCGCGGGCCGCGTCGGGGCTGGCCGAGAGCGCGGTCACGCGACTGCCGCCCGGAAAGCGCACCTCGTGCGTCTTGTAGCGCGCATCGAGTTCCGGGGCGTAGAACTCGCCCTCGCCGAACTCCGGCGCGCCCTGGCGGGCGAGCTCGTTATAGACCGCGTAATACCCCCTTGTGATGGGCTTCAACGCGTCTTCAAGGGCCTCTTTCGCGGTGGCCTCCGAGCGCGACAGGATGGTCCAGCGCACCTTGCGCCGCTGCATCTCCGCCTGGATGCAGTCGTCCACGATCTCGCCGCAGGAGCCGAAGGTCTTGCCGCCGCGCCGGGTGAACATGCCGATCTTGAAGCGCGCGGCATCCGATATCCACGCCTTCTGGTAGGGCAGGAAGGTGATGACGGGTTGCGCCATCACGCGCCCTCGCGGATCGAGATCAGGTAGGGCTCGCCCTTGCGCCACGCGACCAGGCAGCGCATGCCGAGATGCTCGAAGCGCTGGCGCTGGCCGAACAGGAAGGCCAGCGCGGCCGCGAGCTTCGGCCCGCGCCGCCAGTTGTGATCGCCGACCAGGACGACCGCGCCATAGGCCAGATCGGCTTCCGGCTCCATCACGTCCCCCCGATCAGCAGCGCGGCCACCAGCAACCAGACACCGGCCGCGGCGACGATCAGCAGATGCACATGCCGCCAGAACGTGCCCGCGCGGTCGGCCACCCGGATGCCGGCCAGCAGGAATGCGATCGCCGGCACGAGGGCCAGCGCCAGCGCCCCGATGATGTGAATGATCCCTGCCAGCATGCCGCATTCCCTCCTGTCAGCCGAAACCCATGATTTCGCGCGCCTTGGTCGCCGCCGCCTCGTCGATCGCCCCGTCGGCCACCGCCTCGTCGAGCCGCGCCGACTGCGCCTCGCGTTCGGCCCTCAGGATGCCGTCGCGCAGCGAGGTGGAGCGGATCAGGTTGTTGAGCGCCGTGGTCAGGTCCTTCATGCCCCGCGGGTCGGGCATCGCGTCCGGGTCCGACAGCATCATCTGCAACCGCCACTGGATCGTGGTGAGCTGCTGGAAGAGCGCCGAGGTCACGTCGACCTCCTCCTTGAGGCTGGCCTCCTCCAGGAAGGTGCGGATTTCCTCCTGCGCCTGATCCTGCATCCGCGCGTAGTCGCGGAACTCCTGGCCGTAGGCGTGCAGCGCGGACTTGCCGACGCGCAGCTCGAGCCCGGCCTCTTCGAGGCGGAAATTCAGCGCCTCGGCCAGATCCTCGTAGCCGGCGAACCCGCGCGCGCGCAGCTCCTCCTGGAGCCACCCGCGCAGCTCCGACGGCAGCAGGTCGATCTTGCGGGGCTGCGGCATGGGTCAGCTCCTTGGGCGAGGGCGCTGGATGTCGGGATGGCTCGACGCGCCGCGCGCGATCTCCACGCCGTCGCCGGTCGCGGTGACCACCAGGAAGTCGGCGCGGTCATCGTAATCGACGAAGCCGTTCTCGCGCAGCCAGGCGAGCTCGGTGATCACCTGGGCGCGGGTCGATGTGACGCCGAGCCCGGCCAGGACATCCGCCAGGATCGCCGCGTTCGAGGTGTACTCCGCGCACTGCTCCAGGTGCCGCAGGATGGATAGGCGGCGGTGGCGCCGCAGGGTTTCGGAATAACTGCTCATCTGTTTCTGCCCCCCTCGAGAAGGTGATCCTCGTGCCGCGTCACGACCCGCTCGAGCCGGGCGAGGATTTCATTCTGTCCACTCATCGACGCCGACATGGCGTTCATCGACCCGGCCATCTCCGTGAGCCGCAGCTCGAGCCGGTGTGTCTCGTCGCGCCCCGGCATGTCGTGGACGGTATGCTCGAGCCGCGCGATGCGCGCCTCCTGGCTGTCCATCCGCTTCGAGCCCTCGTGCAGCCGGCCGTCGACATCCTTGCGGCGCGTGCGCACGTAGGCAAAAGCGATCGCGGCGATCGACAGCGCGAAGCTCGCGAGCTTCAAACCGGTATCGATCAGCTCCGCCGTCATGCCGGCGCCTCGCAGCCGGCCGCAAAACCACGCAGGAGCCGGGCGCCGGTCTCGACCGCCGCCGCGTCCTCGGAGGCCGCAAGCGCCCGTGCATGGGCGCGGGCCAGCGGGTCCAGCGCCGAGCAGATGGCCTCACCGCTTGGGCGTATCGCCGTCTCCGTATTGCTGCAGCCAGCTGCGATCATCATCAGCACCATCAGTGCGGCTTTTCGCATCGTCGATCCTTTCGCGTGTCTCCTGGTAGTCTTCCGCCGCCTGCGCCTCGATCTTCTGCTCGGTCTCGCGGCGCCCCTTGCGGCGCGATCGGGCGATCAGCGCGAAGAGCGCCGCCACCCCGGCACCGATGGCCAGCAGGATTTCAACGAGGCCGGTCATGTCAGCACCCTCCGGAACACCAGCCGGAAGCGCGGCGCGCGGCGCTCCAGCCAGGCCCAGAGCCCGAAGAGCGCCGGCATCACCGCGACGACAAAGTCGAGCAGCTGGCGCTCGCCGGTAAATCCGAGCCGTTCGATCCAGCCGGCAAGGTCGATGCCCGCCGCCTGGGCGAGCACGGTGACGATCAGCAGGACCTGGGCGTAGAAGCTGCGCGCATGCCAGGCGGGAAGTTCGGGGGCGGTCTCGCTCATTCCGGCGGCTCCTTGAGATAGGTCTCCACGACCCAGCCCTCGGCGCCGCCGAAGGCCACCTTCACCCAGCGGCGCCCGGAAAAGCTGCCCGCCTTGATGACGGGCACCAGCGTGCCGTCGGGTATGCGGTCGATGATGTTGGGGTTGAAGCTCGGCCAGCGGCGCATGTTGAGCGGGCCGCCGCGGGTGTCGACCTGCATCAGCTCGTCGCCGTCGATCTCATCCGCAGCGGCATCGGCCTGCCACTCGGCGGGCTCCTCGCGGCCGAGGATGCGCGCGCGAACGTGGCTCAGCGGGAAGAGCGGGTTGGTGTCGACCTTGCGGCCGGGCGATACGTACCAGTGGGTGACGATATCCTCGAGCGTGTCGCAGCCATCAAAGAGCGCCTCCAGCAGATGCAGGACGGCCTCGATCTGCTCTTCGGGATAGGCCATCCAGAACCCGTGGCCGTGCGCCTCGGTGCGCATCTCCCGGATGCGGTAGGTGGCGATGTCGAACTCCTCGCCATACCAGGCCCGCGCAAGGTGGCCGGGCGCGGCCTCCATGCGGCCGGGATTGACGATCTCGATACCGACCGAGAAGGCGTTGACGTGATCGCGGCCGTGGTAGTGCGAGCGGCCCGCGTGGTTGGCGCGCACGCCGACGGGCACCTGCTGGGTGATCCGGCCGTCGCGCTCCACCACGAAATGCACCGACACCTTGCGCGCGTTGTCGGCCAGGTAGCTGGCCGCCGCGCCCGGCGTCAGGCGGCTGGCGGTGTCGTGAAGCACCACGACGGTGGGTGTGATCTGCCCTCCGGTCCAGCGCGCCTCCTGGAAGGAAACGCCCTCGACCCGGCCATTCTTGAGCTGCATGCGCGCCTCCGGGTTTTACAACCCGACACTGGCATGCGGCGGCACGGCAATTCAGTCTCGAAAGTATTCAGGGGGAGGGGCGGTCAGCCGGCCCGGCGCTGCCCTGCAAGGTTGCAGGTCGCGGCTCAGCTGTCAAAGGGCAGTTCCATCTGACCGTTGTCGCGATCGATCTGGGCGCGGTAGTTGGACACGGTGCGGATGTGCAGATCGCAGGCCAGCGCGACCTCCTGGAGTGAATGCCCCTTGCGCAGCATGCGCATGGCGCGCGCCCGGCGCGCCCCCACGCCACGCGCGCCCGCCGTGGGCAGCGTCAGCTTGCCGGGGCCGAAGGTGTCGATCATCGCCTGCGCCTCCGTCTCGCCCACGAGGCGGGCCAGCATGGACCCTTCCGCGCGCACGGGGATCGAGATCTGCGTACCGCCCCGCGCCTCCAGGAGACGCAGGGCGGCAGCCTCGCCGATCACCTCGGCGATCTCGGCGGCGACGGCAGGCAGGAAGTCACCCATCGCCCGCCCCCTTGGGCCGGCGGCGCGGCGTCCGGTGGCTGGGCTTGTGGCTGGGCACGACCGTGGTGACCACCTGGCCGCGCAGCTTGTAGGTGAAGCCGCCGACGCGCACACCGCAGGCGCCGGGATGCACCATGGCGCGATCGACCTTGCGTCCGACCTCGCAGCGATGCGCCTCGACGTCGATGCGCAGGACGCGCTCCAGGTAGCGCAGCAGCGCGTGATCGGAGACCTCGGCGACCGGCTTTTTCATCGGCCGCGCTCCTGCTCGTCCACCTCGATGCCGGCGCGCTCGCACCAGTCCAGCAGCGCCTGGATGACCGTGTCGATCTTTTCCCAGTCGCGCAGCATGTCGATATCGGCCGGCACCGATCCCCAGGCATCGCCGAAGCGGCGACGGATGAAGGCGTTGAGCCCGGCGCGGCCGGGCTGCTTGAGCTCGCCCGCATCGCCCAGCATCCGCCAGAGCACATGCACCAGGCGCAGGTCGGCGCGCGGCGCGCGCGGATGGCGGACACGTCCCGAGCCGGGGTCGAACCCCGACGCCTTGAGGCGATCCACCACCAGCCGCAGGTCGGCCTCGGTCATGTCGCGCATGCTCGCCTTGCCCGTCGCGGCCTGCTGGAGGTCGCGGCGGGCATCGGCATCGAGGCCCAGCTCGCGGCACCCGACATGGATCAGCTTCTGAAGGTCGCGCGCGCCCATGTCATGCCCCGCCCATGCCCAGTTCGACGCGAAGCTGTTCCTGCCGGGCCAGCAGTTCGAGCTCGCGGCCCACGTCGCCGCGGTCGTTCGCCACCGCGATACCCCACTGGATGCGCCAGTATTCGTCCATCTTGTCGGCCTTCATGGTCAGTCCTCCCTGTTTGTGTTCACGGCTCACACCCTCGCCAGGTCGAGCACGACCGGCTCCCACGCCGCCTCGGCGTGATCGCGCATGTAGCAGCGCACATAGGTCTTCGAGCCGACCACCCGCATCGCGTCGCGGATCGCCGACATGGCGCGCTGCCAGCGGGCGTCCTCGATCTCCAGGCGCAGGAGCATGAAGATTTCCGAGCGGTTGATCTGGCCTTCCTTGTCGGTGTTGAAGGCGCGGGTGACGATCGCGCGGATTTCCGGGCGGGCGTCGGCCGCCCACTCGTTGAGGCACTCATCGATCAGCGTCTTGGCGATCTGCAGCTCCGGCCCGAAATCCACCCGGTCGGCCACCGCGATCTGCACCTTGAAGCAGCCATCATAGGACATCAGCGTCTTGTTGCCCTTCGCGCCGCCCAGCGTGAGCTCGTATTCCTGGGCGAGCAGTGCCTCCAGATCGCCCACATCCTCGAAGACATGCGCCTTGAAGCGCTGCATCTGCGCGCTCAGCGCCTTGGCATAGCCGACGATCTTGCGCACCGTCTCGTCCTGCAGCTGATCCTGCGCCTTGACGACCTCGACCGGCACGAGCGCGCCCTTGGCGTCGCGCATGTAGGTCTTGCCGTCCATCTCGATCCTGCCCGACTGGATCGGGGCTGGCTCATGTTCCGTCATTGATCGTCTCCTGTTGAAGAGGGGGTTGAAGGGGCGGCGATCGCCCCCTTGTGAAGCTCCTCGGACGAGGCCAGCGCGCCGGAGAGCACCAGCAGGCAGGCCATCGCGTCGATCTCCTCCATCGTGCAGAGCGTGGTGCCGCGCGCGCCGAGCAGGTCGATCTTGTGGACCGCCTTCGCCGCCAGGCGCAGCATCTCGCCTTCGGTGAACCGCTCAGGCATCGGCGCCTCCATCGTCGAGAACCGCGTCGACCAGGTCGTCGCGGGTGATCGCGAGCAGCAGCGCGCCGCTGAGCTCGGAGATCGACATGCCGCGCGCGGCCGCATGCGGGGCGAGCGCCTCGCGCAGCCCGGCGGGCGGGTCGCAGATCACGAAGCGGGTCCGCCCGATGCGTCCGGACCCGGGCGGGGCGTGCGGGATGTCGGCACCCTTGCGCCGCTCGTAGCTCAGCAGGCAGGACACGGTGTTCGCATCCAGCCCCATGCGGGCCGCGATCTCGCGCGGGGGATTGCCCTGCCGCGCCAGCGCGATGATCTCGTCGCGTTCAGCCATCGGTGCCGCCATCGCCGCCTCCCTTGTTGATCGGGCAGCGGTTGCAGGCCCGGAACATGGTCACGTTGCGGGTGTTGGCATTGGACAGCTTGCGCGACTTCGCGCGCCAGTGCCGGCACTCGTCCAGCGGCATCATGCCCATGGCCGGGCAATCGACGGTCTGCGCCTCGAACGCGCCGCGATAGAGGTCCTCGACCCGCGCCATATCGCCCGGGTACTTGCCCGCGATCACGTTCGAGATCAGCGCCGCGGAAACGCCCATGCGCTTGGCCACGCGGTTCTGGCTGGTCTCCGCGCAGGCGCGCGCCAACCCCTCGACCCAGTCGGGAATATCGCCGCCATAGGCCGCGCGGGCGCGCTCGATCGGTGTCACCTGGTTCATGCGACACCTCCGGCGATGTAGGCGTACTCGCCGCGGTTGTCGTCCCAGACGGCGCGCACCCGCTTCTCGCGCGGCGGGCGCGGGCCGGTGTCGCGCACCAGGCGGTAGACGGCCAGCCGACCCTTGGGCTGCGCCTTGCGCTCGACCCGCAGATAGCCGGCATTGGCGAGCATCCGGCAGTAGTCGCGCGCAGCCCCTTCCGAGACCGGCACGCTGCTTGTGTTGGCGTGCATCGCCACGTCGCGGTAGGTGAAGGCCCCCAGCCCGCGAATGGCGCGCCACATGTTGCCCTGGGGCGTGGCGGCGCGGACCCGGCGCACCCCCCGCACGGCAGTGTCCTTCGGGTTCCGGTCTTGCGTCATGCCGAAATCCTCCGTGCGTCGGGCGTGATGCCGGTGAAGAAGTCGCGCCGCCCCCAGTCCTCGAGCGTCAGGCGGTCGAGGTTGCGGGTGGCGGCGATCTCGCGGGCGAGCTCGAGGTTCTCCACGATCCGCCGCGCCGAGCCGCCCGAGGCGGTGCGCATCTTGGCCAGCAGGGGCGCGTCGATCTCGACCTCGGGGCAGCGGATGCGGCGCAGCAGGTCGAAGTCGTCATCGTCCGCGGGCTCGGCCGCGACCCAGCTCAGGATGCGGCCGTGCACCCGCTCCCACTTGCGCAGCTTCTGCGGCAGGAGCTCCTCGCCGATCAGGATGACCGGCACGAAGGAGCTCTCGTAGATGTCGCGCACGATCTCGATCATGCCCTTCTTGACCAGGAAGTCGGCCTCGTCGATCAGGAGCGGCACGCCCTCGCGCGCCAGCACCTCGGCGATCTGGTCGACCATGTCGCCGATCACCTTCGCGGGATGCACGCCCAGCTCGGCGAGGATCGCCTGGCAGAGCTTCTTCTGGGTCCAGACCGACTTGACCTGGACGACGCATGCCTGCTCCTCGTTGGCGACGTAGACGCTGGCGGTCGTCTTCCCCAGCCCCGACGGGCCGTAGAAGCAGCCCATGCCGGGCAGCCCGTGGCCGCGGTTTTCCAGTCGGCGCACGAGCGTCAGGAACGCGGTCACGTTCCGCATCGGCGCCAGTGTATTGTATAAAGCTCTTGTCTCTGCCATCTTCACCTCGCTTGTGTTAAGCACCGGCGCGGTCGGGCGGGCTGGCCCGCCGCGCCACCTTTCACCCCAGCATGTCGGGATGCTTCCTCAGCACATCGCGCTGCGCGATGTACTCGGCCGTCGACTGGTAGCTTCGCAGCCACGCGGCCTGCTCCTCTCCGATCTCCTCTCCGCGCCCCAGGCGCGCTTCCAGCTCGATCGCCGCCCGGAAGCGCGACCGCTCGGTCTCGGCGCGCGGGCGGGTCGCCTCGGCCTGCCGCCGCTTCGCCTCGAAATCCGCCACTACGGCCTGGTGCGCGGCATCCTCCTCGGGGCTGCGCTCGCGCGGCGTGTAGACGGCCGCCGCCTTGGGCTTGCTGTTGAAGGTCGGGCGAACGACCTGCGCCTCGGCGGCCGGCGTCTCGCCGGTCGGCCGGGCGGCATCCAGGTAGCCGCCAACCTCCGCGGCGCGCATCCGCTGCAGCGCATCGGCGGCGGCGCGCTCCTTCTTGACGAAGTGGCGCTTGGCGGCGGCGTGGTTGCGCGCATCCTCCAGGCTGAAAAAGCCCCCCTTCTCTATGCACTCGGCGTGGCCGATATAGGCGCTGTCGAGCCCATAGAGATGCAGCCCGGCATGCAGGTCGGCGGGGTCGAACCGCGCGACCACGCGGCGCCCGGCGATCTGGTGCATCCAGGGCGCCCAGTACTTGTTCTCCATGAGCTTGATCTCGCCGTTGCGGCTGTTCGCGTGCAGACCCTCGGCCCCCATCAACCAGAGCCGGCGCTGCTCCTCGGTCGCCTTGCGGATCGGCGCGGTCGCGTAGCTGTCCTCGAAGGTCTCCAGCAGGCTCCGCCCCTGCGTGGTCTGACCGCGGCGGCCGGGGCGCGCGTTGTGCTCCTCGATGCCCTCGGCCAGCACCGCGAGGAAGTCCTCCAGCGAGATCGCGCGATTGCCGTAGTTCTCCGGCTTCGCGTCGGGCCGGTTGCCGGTATAGGCGCCGGCCAGGCGCGGATCCTTGGAGATGTCGTCGCAGAAATCGCGGAAGGCGCGTTCGATCGGCTTGGACTGCCCGCTATAGGGCATGGCCCAGTGGACCTCGCATCCCAGCGTCTTGAGGATGCCGGGAATGTCGTCGTCCTTGACCTTGAAGCGGTAGCGCGTCGGCACCTGCCCGGTGAGGAACTTGTTGGCGAACTCGCGGCCGTTATCGAGAAGGATGTGCTCGGGGATACCGAAGCGCTCTATCATGTCGCCCAGCGCGAGGCTCACGCCCACCTTGTTCGGCGTCCGGTCGACACGCCAGCTCACGATGCGCCCCGAATAGATGTCCTGGAACGCGACCAGCTGGGGTCGGATGATCTCGCACTCATTGTCGCCCTCGTAGCGCGGCCAGCGCACGAACACGTCGAAGCGGTGGTAGTCGGCGTTGACCGCCTCCATCGCGTGCAGCGCGGTGCGGTCCCTGATCTGCGACGGGTAGAGCCGCTTGAGTGCCTCGACGCCCTGGCGGCAGAGCAGGATCGTGGTTTCGGGAACCTCCGCCTCCAGCCGGCGGCGCATCGTGCGCTCGGGCAGCGTGGTCCAGCCTTCGGATTTGGCGATGCGCACCGCGCGGCGATAGCAGGCCGAGAAACTCGGCTGCTCGAGCCGCAGGTAATCGGCCTTGAGCACCTCCCAGAACTCGGGGCTGCAATCGGCCGATGTCTCGCCGCGCACGGCGGTGCCGTGGCGGGGCGCCAGATGGGGCAGGCGATCGTCGCTGCGCACCCCCTCGACCCGGCCCAGCCAGTTCCAGACCGTGCGCGCGCTGCAATCGAACTGGCGCGCCACCTGGTGGCAGGCCAGATCGCGCGTCATCCCGCCGCGCTCCAGCGCCTCGACGGTCTGCACCGCCTCCAGGGCGCGGTACGCCTTGCGCTTCGTGTGCTCCGCCAGCCGGTCGAAGCGCGCCCAGAGCGCCTCGCGGTCCACCGGCGCGGGGGTGACGGGGGGTGGCGCGGCCTGCGCCAGCAGCGCCTGCTGCGCGCGGCTCGGCAGCAGCGTCCAGTGATACTCCCACCCGCCGCCGCGGCTTTTGCGCCGTCGCGCCGCGCCCGGCGCCTGCCGCCAGCCCTGCCGCTTGGCGGTCTTGTCAACGCCTCGACATGTGGCCGGAAGGTCCGGCAGCGCGGCCTCCGCCAGCTCGGCGGCGGTCCACCATTCGCGATCCGGGCGGCGCTCACTCATCGCGATCCCACCCCATCTGCTCGATGTCCTCGGACATGTGGTCGAGAAACCGGCGCCGCGCCGCCATCGGCGCGCGCGTCCATGCCTTCATCAGTCCTTGAAACCCCTCTTCAACGGGGTCCTTGGGCGCGGGCTCGACATCGCCCTGGCGATACGCCTTGCGGGCGGCGTTGACGGTCCCGGCCTCACCGTTCGAGAGCGCGATGCAGACCTTTGCGCGCTCGGCGTCGTCCGTGATTTTCGAGATAGCCTGAAGGTCGGACATGGTTGGCGACTTGGGTGCCGCGCGAAGCCACCGCACCTGATCGGAAGTCAGAGCCGCCCCCGCCGACACAATTCTCCGGACTTGACGTGGCGAAAGGCCGACCAGATCGCCCACGAATTCTGCAAAGGACAAATTTGTCCGTTGCATGCCGTGCTTGGCGAGCGCGCCCGCCGTGCCGCGTGCAGTCTCCGGGTGCAAGGTCTCGTATATGTCCTTGCGCGCCGCCAGGCTCACCGCCAGATCGAGCGGCTGCATGTGCGTAAAGGACACGTTCGCGTCGGCCTCCATCAGCCGCGCCTGATCGAGGGTGCATTCCCAAACCTTGGCCGAGATCGTCTCGTGTCCGAGCTGGCGCGCGACTTCCAGGCGGTGCCGGCCGTCGATCAGCTGGTACCCATCCCTGGCCTTCCTGACGTGGATCGGGTCCCGGATCGCGCCGACCTCTTCAACCGACGCCTTGATGATCTCCACCGCCTTTTCATGCAGAGGCGTCACGCGCACGCGGCTCGTGTCGATCTCATCTACAGGCAGGTCGATCAGTTTGGCGTCACGCATCCCTCGGTCCTTTCGTCATCGTGTATCGGCAGATCAGCCGGTCCTTGCGCCGCTCGCGCGTGCAGGTGATCTCCGCGCCGTGCTGGCGCAGCTCGGCGATGCAGCTGTTCACCGCGCACACCCCGGCCGACCGCACGATCTGGCGCGTCGTGTGCGGGCGCCCGTCCTTCAGGACGGCCAGCACGCGCTGCAGGCGCGGGGAGGTGAGCGGCGCGGCGTGCATCACGGCACCATCTGCGGGTCGACCCCGCCCGCGACCTGGCGGCAGTGGTTGCACATGCGGTGGCCCGGCCCGGTCGACAGGAACTCCGCGCCGCAGCGCAGGCAGTCGCGCGGGCGGCGCTGGCGCTCGGCCACCAGCCGGTCGCGCTTGGTCTCCGCCAGGTGCCGGGTCGACACCTCCGGCGTCACGGGCTTGCCGCCCTCGAAGACAGCCCAGCCGAAGCCGTGCTTGCGTATCTCGAAGATCATCGCAGCACCTCCGGCAACCAGAGCGCCGCGAAAAGCAGGGCGAACAGCGCCACCGCGCCGAGCGCATCGCCCAGCAGGCTGTTGTCGAGATACCGGATCAGGCGCCGGATAAAGCCGCCCCGGCCGCGGGGCTCCGTGAGTGGTGGCGTGCGGCCGGGGCGTTCCCTACCATCGGAAGCGCCAACAACCAGATGGAGGAAACTCATGGACGAACTGGAGAACTTGGGCTCCGCACCTTTGGAGCGGCGTGTTGAGGTCCTCGAAGACATGCTAGCGACCCTCATTCTGCACATCGACACTGACCTCGATGGGCTGGGTGAGCGGATGCTGACGAGCCTCGACAGATACCGTGACGCACTGCTCACCGCCGGCAATTCCGTTAGTGACGAGCAGGCCGACGCGGCAGCTGACCTCAAGCGCCGCGTGGTCGATTTTGTCGGCAGAGAATGAATGCCGGGTAGCGCGAGCGGCCCGCGCGGCCGCTCGCTCCCGAGCAACCCAACGTGCCCTGGCTTTCGCGTGGGCTTTCGCGCTCTCGAGATCAAAGAAACCGCTCTCCATCATCCGCACTCCTGTTCGAATTGGCGGCGCAGGATGCGGCCGCTGGCGGCCGTGGCTTCCTCGGCCAGCCGGCTCAGCGGGCCGATGCAGCGCCCGTCCTCCACATCGCGCACCAGCAGGATCGCCAGCTTGACGCGGTCGGCCTGCGGTATGCGCGCGATGTCCTGGGCCACGTCGGGCGCGTCCAGCGCCCCGGGCAGTCCGCGTTTGGGGTGGGTCATTTGATTTCCTCCGGGTTGGCGTTTCGTTGGCGGTGATCGGCCCGCCTGCCGGCGGACCGGCAGGGCGCAGGGGTGCGGATTTCAGAGTGCGAAAGCGGGCCGAAACCCGATGCTCGAACCCGCGTCCGAGCGCGGGGAGAGCAGGGCGAGGGCGAACACGCCGGCATTCGAGCCGCGGAGCCAGCTGCCCCCACTCAGGGCGACGGTGGCGCGCCCCGACCAGTGCCCCCAGACCCGATCGGGGATGACCGCGGCCTCCTTGTCCGTCTCGACCTCCGAGGGCAGAAAGAGCGGCGACAGGTCGAAGCCGGAGCCGCGCTCGTCGTGGAAGTCGACCGGGTAGCCATCCTTCTCGCCGGGGCCGTAGCGCGCGCCGGTCGCGACCCAGTCGTCACCACCCGGCATGTCGGCGCTCCAAAGCACGATCTCGCCATCCTCGGCCAGCTGCAGCCCGTCGATGAACTGCCAGACATTGCCCCACAGATCATGGATGCCGCGCCAGACGGCCGATGTCTCGCCGGTGGGCTTGACCCCTCCGCCGTCGGCATTGCCGCGCCCCAGCGCGCCCTGCATATCCGGATCGCCGGTCTCGATCAGCATCAAGAGCTGGATCGCCGCCAGGTCGTAGATCGAATAGAGCCGCCAGCCCTGACCCAGCGCCGCGCAGCGCTCGCGCGCGTCATCGATGGTCACTCCGGTCCAGGGCTTGTTGCCCGCCTCTCCGGCGATGCGACCCTCGCGCTCCGAAGCCGGATACTTGCCGACGCGCAGCACCGAACAGGCGGTGCCGTCGGGGCGCAGGAAGGCCGGGTGCAGGCGGTAGCCGGGGCGCGCGCAGGGCGAGACCAGCCAGAGCCGCTCGTCGCCGCGCCGCTCGCTGCGCACCCAGAAGCACGGGATTTCCACGGTGGCCACATCCACATGTGTCGGCACGTCGCGGATGCCCGCCCAGACCGGATGCGTGTCGAAATACGTCCGCTCATGATGAAGCGTGCGACCCGCCGCATCCACGCGCCGCCAGGCGCCATTCTCGTGCAGGGCAATGCCGACGACACCGCCGTCCGCGCCGATGGCGCCGCGGTAATCCACCGCCTCGATCGCGCCATCGGCGCCATATGGCCCCTGCACGAAATCCCACAGCGCGCGGGCCTGCCCCAGCGCCTCGGCTGGCTGCAGCCCGGCGTCGAGGGCGCGATTGACCAGGTATAACCGGGTCTCCATTGCGTCATTCATCTGCATGAAGGTCTCCTTGCGGGTTGGGGTGGGGTGGATCATGCGGCGTCCTCCGACTTGCCGGAGGGGCGCGGAATGTCGGCGGGCCATTCGAGATCGCAGGGCCAGTGATCGTCGAACCAGTTCAGGACGCGATCTGCGCGACGGATCGTGCATCCAGCAGCGCCCTTCAGGCTGCCTAAAAACTTCCCGTCGCCGGCCGCGTAGGTCGAGACGGTGGATAGCTTCAGTCCGCAGTGCTGCCCATATGCCTCGCCAAGCCTGATCAGCATTGTTTTGTTCATGGCTCGCCTCAATCCGTAACCTTACCGATATTTATGCCGGTAGATTTACCGATAGTCAAGACGAGCTAAGTTCGGTAAATTCCCCGAATCATGGAGCGCGCCGAAAAAGCCTTTGCGGATATCGTCTCCGAGCGCTTACAGCAGCTCGGCAAGCGGGCGTATGCCGTTGAAAAGGAATATAATTTGCCGCCGGACGCTATCCGGAATGTCCTGAGGGGCGCAAAGAAGGCTGGGACCCCTCTGAACCGTGCCAGGCAGATTTGCGATGCGTTGGGCCTGGACTTCTATATCGGCCCGCCGCGCGAAGATGGTCGCATCTACACGACCGAGATAGATGGTGAGGAGTTCGCCTCGATCCCGCGATACGATGCGCAACTCGCCGCCGGCGGCGGGGCGTTTAACGACGAGGGTGAACCAACATCGACCCTCGCCTTCCGGCGTGACTGGTTGGCGCGCAGCGGCATATCTCCTACCTCCGCCTACATCCTATCCGTTCGCGGGGACAGCATGCGGCCAACTCTATACGACACCGATCTCGTGATGATCGACGTGCGTCGAAAGCAGGTTAGAAACCGGCGCATCTACGCCTTCGTCGACCGGGATGGCGAGGCTCGTGTCAAACGCCTCGAGGCGATACCGGGGCGCATGATCCTTCTGCTTTCCGATAACCCTGATCACGAGACCGAGTTGCGCGAAGGCCCCGACATGGATAGCCTGCAGCTTCTTGGGGAGGTTGTGTGGTCCGCTCACACTTGGTTGGATTAGATGTACCTAGGCGAAAATGGAGGCATCATGACCCGCAACACCCTCACCTCTTTGACTGCCACCCTGGCGCTCAGCTTGTCGTCAGCGGCCCAAGCTGATCCCATCCTTGACTGCTTGAGCCAAGCCGTTGAGGTTTCTGAGGGTTCGCTCTACTCGATTGATGAGCGCCTGATACGAGCGGACGTCACCGCTACCAACCGGTCAGGGATTGCGTTCTCCGGGTTGCATGTCGAGGTAGCAGCGCACTACCCAGGCCGCCCCACGCCGCTGGCGAGCAGGGCGGTGACCGACTTTATTACCCTTGGAGGCGCACTACTGCCGGGGGAGGATGCCACCGGGCGCGTCGCGATGCATATCGACCCTCGCATCCGAGGCATTGTTGAGGATGAGGATCAGATCACGTTCTCAGTGACGGTCCAGAACGTTGCTGACGCGGGCGGTGCCAACATCGCAGGCCAACCCAAGATGGCTTCATGGCCTGACGATGAGCTTCCTCTTCGATCGATCTGCCCTTGAAATCGGTTCCATCTTGCGCGCGCCCCGCCCCCAAGGCTAAACCCCTCTAACGCCTTGTCTTGTTTAATAAAATGCCTAAGGTGGAACTCCACCCCTAAGCTGGAACCCCGGTTCCATGTTCCAAACTCCGGGGTCGCGCGCAAAACACCCACTTCAACGCCTTTTTGAGCGCGATTTATGCCGCGTTAAACGGCACTTAGCCGGATCGCTCCGCACGAGGCCCGTGACGCCACCGGAAGCTCACCACACCCGCCGCACAGGCCGATTTTCGCGTATCTCTGCAATTTCACGCGACCTCGGTCCGCTCCCGCCGCACCCCTCGTAAACCTCTGTTTTTGCGGCCTCATCCGCCTTCATCCGGCCTCTGCCGGTCTCTTCCGGCCTTCTGAAAGAACAGGTGTCAACGCACACCGGGGGCGGCCTGACACGTCTCACAGGCGGTGTGTGCCATGCGCGCGGCCCTCGCTGATCTCGCCAAGGGCTTGGCCCGCCAGTTCCTCCGAGGCGTGTTCGG